ATGGAAGTGGTAACTTTGTCGGCTACCACTTCGTTAAGTAGTTCGGTCGAATCGAAGGCGCTAACGCGCAAAAGTAAACCTCGCAAGGAGGATAATTGAATGATCAATTTAACGCAAGAATTTGATATGAAAGGTTACACTCTCGATTTGCAAACTCAGAAATTAAGGGTTGTTGTCTTAGCTATTGACGAAGAATTGGAAAATGGCTTTAAATGTATTGTTGTGGAAGGTAACGATAATTACAAGCGTGGTGAGATCATCAACGTAAAGTTAAGAGTTAGCCCTTGTTGATTAATAGCTTTTTAAAATGTAAGTATTGCGGTCGTCTCGAAGGCGGTTTCACCGCAAAGGATTAAAGTTCTATCGCTGAAATAATGTGCATTTTTTCATTGACCACTATTTTATCGCCGCGTTCCTCAATATACTCGTTCATTTCTTCTTCACTTTCAAACCATGAATAGCAAGAGTAGCCCTCATAAGTGTAGGTTAACAGATACTCATTCATTTCTTTTCCTCCTTCATTTTTTTGAGCCAATAGGCTTTGGTTTGTGAAGCGAACGTGCCATGCGGTAACTTTTGCAACCATTCGTACAGCTTCTTTTCTTCTTCATTGTTCGGGTCAAATGGGACGTTTTTTCTTTTGTACTCCTTCATTTCTTAAACCTCACTTTAGCCCCTAAGAGTTCTGTAAATTGTGGTGTATGTGAATCCACTTCTCGATGAAAATAAAACACCTTGCCGTCATTTCTTAGATAACATGCCGAGGACATTTCCTGTCCCCAGGATTGCCATGTGTAGATACCATCTTGATAAACCTTACCATCGTACTCAACATCAAAACCCATATTTTCACCCCCTTGTCCTTATTATACCATAAAGTTATACATTTGTATAATGCAATGAACAAAAGAAAAAGCCTCTTTCGAGGCGGTGTTGATGGGTTTATGGTGTGCATCGAGACGACCGAATCAGCGCGAGCCGTACAATGCTTCATATGTTTAAAGAAGCAGTTTTCGTATCCACATCCCATCTCAAATCCCCACCTAGCGCATCCTCTAACGCCTTTAATTGTACGTATATCCTTCCATCCTTCTCGATGAAATCCGTGACAGGATTCCCGTTGACCACCACTCGAACAGAAGAAGGCGCAGACACCTTTATCCCATGCTTCTCCACTTCTGCCACAAACTCATTCTTATCAATCCCTGAGCCGGGGCATGTTTTAAGCGTGGTAAACTCGCGGTGAAACTTCACCATATCGCTCCCTCTGCGCCATAGTTGCATGATCGCAAAGCAGAGTCCCGTTGCTGTTGCTAATTGTGCGCCTTCTAGTTTCTCTTTCCCTGCATCAAAGTTACCAATCATCTCAAACATAAACGGATGCACACCGTCACTGTCGGGGTCGTTAAAGCCCGTTGCAGACGCAGGAGGAGTCAGTAAGTCTCTTCCACTCCATATGTATCCATCCGGGTCTATAGTGGCGTGCTGGGCGATGTCCGACCATCCCTGCGACATATGGACCTTCGCATAGCTGTGATGAGTTTATCCCCACCGTTGCGTCTGTAATCGGCTATTGTGGGCTTCCATGTGCCGTGGCAATGGATCTCGCTGAATCTCACTCGACCGGAAGCAGCAAGGGGCTTTAGCACCTGTTCGATGTAATCAGCTAAAGTGCATCTATTTGGCACTGGTGACATCCTCCCGCTTTTTGACGTACTGATACGCCCCGGATGCGGTGAGTCCAATGATGGAGATTAGAGTGATTTTATCTTGGACGTATCCCGGCACAAGCACAAATACAGCCGCAACGAGTAACGCTGTTGGATGCGTCCACTTTTCCTCTAAGCCGAAACTCTTGGCGACACCGACATAAGCGGCCACTAAAGCAGCACATTGCAAAATGAAATTTTCGTCCATGATTAGTCCTTTCCAGGCGCTATGCCGCCCGCTACAATGAATGCGATAAGTGCAATAATGATAGAACCAACAACGGTTGTTCCCGCCCAAAAGACAATCTTATCGATACGGTTAAGCCGATCATGTGCAAACCGGGATGATTGGAGGGCTTCCATAGCAGTGGTGTTGGTGTTTACCATGGTGTTGAGCGTTGATTTAATACTGGCGATATCTTCTTTCATTTCGATTATCATTGTGACTTCAACCTCTGCCATGCTCCAACACCCCCTAAATTAAGCAAAACAAAGAGGAGCCCCATAAATGGAGCCCCTTGAAGGAAGAAACGGCAGGATCACGAATTAGTCTAAACATGTACTTCACCGATTATACTGTAGTAATAGGAGAGTGAGTGGCGTTGAATGACGAAAATTCGTTTTCACAAGATTTTAAAAAAACGATAACAGGCGTGTTAGTGTTGCTTGTGATTGGTTTGTCTGTGTGGGGTATCACTGTCTTGCTTGGCTTCAATAATGACCACCCGCAAGTAAAGAGAACCCCGACACAGGCCGAGATAGATCAATGGAACAAAGAGCGTGCAGATTGCCAATACAGCGATACAGGTTGCGAATGGGATAACAGATGGGGGCAGTAATCACCGCCCCTTCGCAATTTCTCTTACTGTTCTTGGTTTGTCGCCGGTCTGCTGCTCAATGAACAGAATCAAGTCTTGCAGTTGTTTCAGCTCGTTGAGCTTGGCGTAGTAGGCGTATTTCTCCGCGTCGAAGTCTTTAGTAAGAGATGAAATCCCGAGCGTCGGCAGGCGGTTCTTTACGTCCTGGTCGACGTTTTCTGGTTTCTGCATCAACCCACTTAAGCCGCGTCCAATCTGCCCCGTTGCCTGTTCAAACGCATACGCCCCTTTGATTGGTACGCCAAACTCTCCGATACCCGGAACCTCGTACTGCTTTTGTTGGCCGCTAAACTGCTGAATTGGTTTGCCTCTGAATGTATTGAAATTCAGCGCTAATTCAGCCGGTGTCTTTAGCAGCGGGGAAACAGAATCGATAAGCGTTTTCCCCGGTCTTGATAGTTTAGTTAAGTCGCCAAGCGGAAGGTTTAGCCCGAGCATTTTACCTTTGCCACCCTCACCCGATATCGGCATGGAGAAGCTTTCCTTCATGTAATCCGGTATGTTCTCATCGTCCAGACCAACCGCTTGTTGTGCGTTTAACCTAGCCTTATTCAGGTATTCATATTTACGCGGATCGTTGATGAACTGGCGCACCTGAAACGGGATGTTGTTACGCATCCAACGATAGAACGGAACGACCCGAGCAACTACATTCTGTTCAAACGGCGTTAGCTTGGTATAGTCGAATTGAACCTCCCGTACCTTTTCCGCTGCCTTTTCCGGGCTCAGATTGAGCTTTTCACGCGCCCATTTATAAAGTGCGAATCTATTACCTTGGTCGAAGAAGTTACCGACTTCCTGTGATGTCTTAAAGGCGTTAACCGGATTCAGGCGTTGGGTGACTTGGCCCTTGGTATCCTTACTTAGGTTTTTGACCGTCTTTTCAATCGCCTTTTCGGGCTCCTCTCCATAACGAGCAAATTCCACCTGAGAGAGTGCTGTCGAGCTTAGACCTTGCTTCCGGTATTCAGTAAACAACGCAGACTCTTTACCGCCGATTGCTCGCGCCACTTCTTTAAATCCATCTTGTGTGTACTTGGCGATATCTACCGGATTCATTCCACCCACATAGTTGTTAAACATTGCCCCGGCTTGGTTGCGAACGTGATACCCAAGAGAGAACAACGCACCGCGTTTCCAGAAGCTTTGTATGGTGTCGAATGCTTTAAGGAAAGCTTTTGTACCCTCATCGGTGTTTATGCGTTGATAACGGTCAAGGAGAAGCTTCGCTTGCTTGGTGACAATATACTGACCGCCTACCTCATCGGCAAGCCCCATTCCATCCAACACATCTCCGGAATCCTTCAGGAACTTATAATTATTGGTGTCAATCACTTCTGCGCCTTTAGGGACGGTCATGCCTTTAACAAATTTGTTTGCAAACTCAGGATTACTCAGCACTTCTCGCCTGAATTTAACGGCATGAACATAGTCAACGAGTCGCTTTTGTCCTATTGCCGAAGCATAGAACGCGTTAGGCTCGAAGAATTTACGACCTAACTTGTCATTGATGTCCTCCGCGCTTCCTGTTAACTCGCGATTTTTGAGGATGGATTTGTTAGGGTTTCCTGTTCCCCTTGAACCACGATCAACCGCAGATACCCGCGTCCGTCTCGCCCGTTCTTCTTGACTCCATACATGCGTCATGTAGCCTTCAAGTTCAGGGATACCGATGCCGTTCTGTTCAGCAAACTCCCGTATGACTGCGTTACTCTTGACTAGCTTTTGTGCAGCCTTTTGAATCTTGGGATCTGCTGACGATTCACGCGGCGGCCTCGGTATCTCCTTTTGCACGATCACAGGGTTTTTAGCTGCTTCGTGCAGTGTTTGAATATCTGCCTCATGTTGCTTGATTTGATCAACCTTTCCCTGGCGCGTTGACTTGGACTCAGTTTTCAGCGCGTCAAACTGCTGTTTTAAAGCGTCTCGTTGCTGTGTCAGGCGTACATACTCTGGATGATCGGACAGTTTTGCGAATGCTTGTGCGGCTGCTTTTGCTGCTCTGGTTTTTGGCGCTTGCTTGGCGATATCTTTGATGGAGTTTTGGATAGTCGACTTAGCTGTCTGTAGCCCTTTGAAAGTGTCCTGCAAACGTTCAAGCGATCCTGTACGTTGCATTTCTTGTTGGGCAAATCTCGTTACTGTCTCTTCATCCAACTTCCGAGGGACATTGTTCAAACGTTTCAGTTCTTGTACTAAATCATCAGCGTATTGATAGCCAAGCTCATTCGCAACTTCATCAATTGCCTTTCCTTCTTTACGAATCAGCAAGCCATTAGGCATCTCTTGACGAGCAACACCTTTAACACCGTTAGGCGCAACATCTTTAATACGTTTCAACAGTTCAAAATTACTCTCGTGGTTGTCTTTGACTTGTTTCTTGAAATGTCGCAGTACGCTTTCTTGTGCGTTGTCGAAGTTGTTAATCTGACTATCTAATCGTTTCAGTTCCAAACTAGCCTCACGAAGGTTGCCGCGAGTGGTAGAATCCAAATTCTTACCGGCTTCACGCTCCAAACCCGCAAACAGTTTTCGAAGCTGTGAGTCCGTTTGATCAAGCGCATTGCCAAACTGCCCGATGGCTTGATCGTACTGGCCGGAAGTTGCGCGAATGTCTTTGCCGATGTTTTTTATGGAACCCCGGTTCTTGCTGATTTCAGCAAACAAATCCTGTTTATTTTCTGTGCGCCTCAATCCATCTGGAAACTCATAGCCCTTAACGTCCTCAAATTGGCGCAGAGGCTTTTCCATAATCCGCCCAACGTCTGCCCCTGTATCGATGCCTCCCGCGTCCCTTGCGACTCTACCGAGGTTGCCAAGCGTTTCCTCCTGCATGTATCGGCGGCTGTTGTCAGTCTGTTGATTGAGATTCTTTAGAAAATCACTTTTTCCTCCGTCGAGAGTGTCTTTAATCTTGTATTCAGAGTTGAACATATAGCCAAGTCCGTCTTTGACATTTTCAGCAGCCGGACGTAAAGTATTCTCGCTAAACCTCGCAAATGATGGTATCGCGTTCTCTGTGGCTTTGTACGCGCCAGATACAGCTCTGCCAGCTGCTTTCCCAGGTATTGTTACCCCTTTGGCTAGAATGCCGCCTGGTACGTATGTGAGAGGGTCTAGCGCAATCTCTAGACCTGTTCCCACCACCGCTTTAGCCGCGGCATTCATATTCGTTCCCTGCAACAATTCTGAGCCTCTTATTTTATCGTCACCGGATATGCCTCTCTTCAATGCTTCGCCTAAACTCATAGAAGTATTTTTCTTGTGGATTGCGTTCATAACCGATTGCCCCGGACGACCAAGAAGTTCAAGTGTGTCAAAGAAGAAGTTTTGCTTCTGTGGTAAATTGGTCAACCTTTCAAACCAATTTCGTTTATCCGCATTATCCGGTTGGAACCCCGCGTCTTGAATGCGTGTTGAGGCATTCTTAATCTGATTATCGATGGATGTAGTGTCGTAAGGATCAGTCGGCTGTGAGAAACGTTGGAAGCTGCTGTTTGATTTGTTGAAACGAGAAAAACTCATGACATCAGCCTCCTACATCCTCGGCCCGAATTGATCTTTCCACATTTCAAAAGTTACACCGGCTTGTTGTCCTCTTGGATCTTTAATCCATGAACGCCAATCATACATTCCTCTGCCTGCCGATTTTCCTGTCGGGTCAGTTTCCCATACCTTTAAAAGCTGATCGCCTGTCATTCCAGCGAGATTGGATTGAACGACCTGCGGCTTTCCACCTGACCCGCCTTCTGAGAACTTTTGAACGAATGACCGCATGGCTGTTGCGTCCTGCGGTGTGATAAGCCCCATACGCTCACGACCATCGATCTCGGCTTTGGCTTGGCTAGGAGAAATCTGATTGCTAGACAATCCGGTATACAGTCCGTCCATCTCGCTCATCATTTCCTTGGAGATTCCCCCAGGGTTTCCATTGCTGTCTGGCTTATATGGCTGTCCTGGTTGAATACCAAATGACTCTAATCCGGCAGGAGCTTTACCCGATGCGCCCCAAATATCAATTAGCTTGCTAAAACTAGCGTTGCTCGAGGCATTGTTAGAACTCTGACGGGATGTTTTCGCGTTGTACCAAGCAATCGCGCTTTGTATACCGTCTTGTTTAACTCTGTAGTCAAACTCTTTTTGCCAACGCTGATCTTCAACCTTGTCACGACCCACTTGATAGTCATAAGCCCTGTCGGATTCAAACTTACTGCGATCAAAGGTCTGCCCTTGAATGGTACGCTGACCGTTAAAGTTACCCGTAAGCGCTGCTGTATCGGTTTGCTTCTGCCATCCAAACTGATCCCGTCTAAACTGGTCATCAATGCCGAACCGCTGAATATCGATCATGCGATCCAGGCGATCCGCTTCTAGCCTGCTGGTGAGTCCAGATTCTTGACCCGCCGCCTGGTTGTTCAGCAACGCCCTGCGCTCTGAGATATCCGTCAGCATATTCGACTCGTCGCGGTTTATGGAACCGATTGCCCCTTGGCGCTGTGCGTTGCCTTGTGCTTGCGCTGTCAAATTGTCTCCGCTGTTCAGCAGCCCCATGTCTGCCATGGACTGACGCAGCCTTTGGGCGTTCTGCATGGCAACTACATCCGCTTGATTGCGGTTATCGTAGGCATTTTGTTTCGTTTGCGTCTCCGTTTTGTTTAAGCCTTGGAGTGCGGCATCTCGCTCCCTGCGAATAGCATCAAGTTCGGCGGTTTTACGCAGGTTAATGGCATCGTTTAGCTTGGTTTCCATATCAGCAGTCGGGGATACTGTGTCGTTCGTAGGCGGCGCGGTCACGGCATTAGCCGCGTCTGTCCGTGATTTAATGATGCCGTCTAGCTGTGTTTGGTTTGCGGCGCTGCTTGCTTTTGTTACCCCTGACGCTGCCTTACGCGTGAGTTCTGCGGTGATTTGTTCGGGTGTCATTGCGGCCACTATATCGCCCCCTTAAAAGAAAAAGCCCCGCAGATACGGAGCCAAAATTTTACTGTTCGATTTTGATGACTTGGTGATAAAATGTAAAAACTCTCCATCCTTCGGGATAGAGAGCAAAGGGGGAAGTGTCTGCTTGGGGCGGTACTTCCCCTGACCCTTATTACCCTGGGTAAGGTTCGCCTACTATTTCTTCATACTGTGCAGGCGTGATCTTACCTTTTTGTACGAAAACTGCGACCTGTTCTTTGGTGTAGAATCCAGAATCATAATAGTCTTTAACCGTATTAAACCAGTCCATGTATACCGCCCCTTTTACATGAGATCATTCATGACCATAGCTAAGAGAATGTCTGCTTGAGTAGCTTTTAGTTGAGTGATTTCAGCGGGCAAGTCCGGGCCAGGAACAGGTTCAGGAGGCGCGTATTTCTCCACACTCCACTGTCCATCCCATTTGCGCCATAACAAATCCTCGTTCCATCCGTCAGGGAGGTAAACGAGGAGAGGGTGGGACTCGATCTGCTTTAAATTGCTGCATCCGGTGCAGATGAGGTGTTCGTCTAGTTGAGCGTGGATCATGTTTTCCCTCCTTACGGGAACTCGATGAGCTGCCAGTTTGCTGTGGTATTCGTTGTGTTGCTGGCAATCATAATCTGCGTTGTGCTTCGGATATTATAACGTTGCATGGCGGTGGTACTTTCAGTTCCGTTTGCAATAAACGTGACAATGAGTATGGATTTGTTCGGGTCAATCGCGGATACGTTGGTCAAATCCTCAGTGTTGGAACCCGTCAATGCTCTTGAACCTGTTTGCTTGGATTTGACCGCGACGTATTCCAAGACAACCCATTCCACTATCGCCGTTCCGACTCCGCTAGAGCGCTCAATCGCTATACTTGTTGCAGCGAGCGAAGTCACCCGAACCAAGCAGTTGTTATGTGTAGAAGACCCACCGTTCACAAAGGTGATATACACTATCGACTTGGTAGGATCAATTGATGAAATGGGAATTGAGGCCGTTGAATTTGCGCCCATGTTGTAAGATCCGCGCTGAATGCTTTTAACGTTGTTCCCACCGCCAAGTCCGATGTCTAACCCTTGAGGTTGATTGGTGAGTCCCGTAACCGAACCAAAGTTTCGTATCATCGTATCACCTACGCAATCTGCTCAAGGATGCCGTATGCTGCAATGTTGCAATCTGTCCCTGCGTCTTGTTTGGCGGCGAGAATCTGAGTGCCGGTGAACACCAACGCCTTACCTGAGAGGTCTATGAGCGTCGATGTACCCGCAGGAAGGGTGATGGCGCTTATCTGATTTACGGCGGCTGTACCGTTCTTGTAGAGCGTTACAATACGCTGAAAAGATGAGGTGTTGCAAATCCACAGTCCCGTTAATTGCCCCCGGTTTGCGGCAGAATTCGTATAAACCGCTGTTGCTGTTGTGCTGAGTGCGGTTGGCGGAGTTATTTCGGTTGGTGTGCGATCCCCGGTAGCCATTTACAGCATTCCTCCCATAGAGAGTATTCGTTTATTGTTCAGGTTCATCGCGTCCATCTCCGCTTGTGTGGCGGGGTCGAACGAGAGTTTAGCAGGTGTAATTGAGCCATCCGGCAGGGTTCCCACACTAACTGCGGCGATTTGAGCTTTAAGGTCGGTTAACTGCGCCCATACCGTTGCCCCGGAAACCCCTGAGATCGTGGCAGATCCGATGCTGTGCGCCCCGCTATCTCCTGATGTGGATGACATCAGAGAATCAATTAAGGCGTTAAACGCAACTTTAATTTGATCCGGCTGGCTGTCAAAGTATCCTTTTAGTTGTGCGGAGGTCATAACTGGCCTGTCAGCTAATGTTGCGATTAAGTCAGATAATGCGGTGATTTTATTAAGCATTCTGCACCCCCTTATTTAACGAGGCTTTGCGGAGAGTAGATGATGCTGATGGAGAGTAAGCCTAAACTCTCATCAATCTCCTGCCCCTTAAAGTAAAGCTGGAAATAGACGATCTTTTTCGCTTTGATCTTGGTCATGGTGCTTTGTGGGAAATTGTTCACCAGGAAAGTGAACTCTCCAAAATTAAAGTTGTTAAAATCAAACATGTTCATTTTCAGCCTTGCGACTAACGGGCTTTGGGTTTGATCGGTGATGTAGTACATTTCAGCAGAGGTCGCAGAGTCCGGCTTGATGGTAACCTCAACCTTCTCCACCAGTTTCCTTCGCTCATCCATGCCAAAAGCATTCTGTTTGCCGTACCAATGCCAGATGATTGCTTGGGTGTTGTCGCGGTACGCCGCGTTTTCTCCCAGCTTTTTCAGGTAATAGACATTTCCCGCCACATCCCCGAAATAAAGCCGCGAATCAATCTCCCACACACTCGTAGCCGGGAAATTGTCCCACGGATACCACTCGTTGAGGCGATAGTCCCATACATACACGTTGCCGTTAAGGAAGATCATGTACTTTTGGTCGAAGTCGATGGAAATAGCATCCTTGAGATTCGGTTCAGCGAGCAGTAACTTATCAATACGCTTAGAAATCTGCGACACATTGCGCTCATCCCGCACATTACCCCCGGCGAGCGTGTATACACCGTTGCGTGTGAGCGATACAGGCGCATTCTCCACGATCTGAGACGAGAGAGGAGCGATACACCCTACTGTGTCGTTAATCGGTCTAATGGGGAATAGCGCCTTTCCTGTGCTGTCCTGCTCGTATCGTAGTGACCACTTGCTGAACTCTTTCTCGATGACGGCGGTATCGTATTGGATCACCATGTTCTGAATGTCATCGTCTCCGCCTACCTTTTGGAACGCATTCTCCGGGAAGTAGTTGGGACGGTACACATCCGAGCGATAAAGGATGTTCTTACTCCACATGAACACGCGAGTGTCATTTGTTCCGCCGTACAGCCTCGCATTTTTGCAAGCCGTGATCTTCTGCTTCATGCCTGCTGTTGTCTTGCTCGCGGTTATGACCACGTTGTTCGGCGTTCCTGTGGCTGGCGCAGTGGTAAAGGTGACTTTGCCTAATGTGCGGTCAACGGTCAGCCCCGAGCCCTCGTTGATGGTCGTTACGCCGACTACTGCGGTAACAGGTGTTGCGTCTAATCCACTTAGTGCGAGTTGAAACACGGTCGCTGTGCCATCCCCGGAGAAGGATTGCTTAAACTTCGTGCCAAGTAGGTTGAAGTCCTCAAACGCTGTTCCGCCCCCTGCTGGAGGTGTGGAGATGAACAGTGTCGGAATGTATGGGTCAGGTTCTTTCACCGTTGTCCCGTCATACTCCAGGTAGTTCGTGCCGTCTTGGATGTACACTTTCCCGGCCATCGCGAACATGTTGCTCCTGCTATTTGCGAGACTCGCATAAATGGAAGTCGGCTGTGTTCCATCCACGGGCATCCGGTACAGGTTCGTTCCCGCGTGTAAAAGATGCTCAGTCGTGCCGTCACTCTTGCGATAGTCGAACGCGCTCCACACTGTTCCGCCGAGGGCTGTGGGAAACAGTTTCGCGTACCCTGTGCGTTTGTCTAATGCGCCTTCGGTGTCAAGTGTCATGTTGAGCATGGAAGGTGATTCGTTATACTCCAACTGCGTGGGATCGACGGATACGTTGATTCCTTTGAAGCGGTTGATGCGGTCAATTTGGGAGGGGACGCTTGATGCGCTAATACGTGCCATAGCCATCCGCCCCCACGCTGTAGACATCGGTTATCGGTGTGATTGTTGCGCCTCGCTTGCTCTTTAACTCGTCATAACGTGCGTTAAAGAACGCCGCTTTCCCTTGGTCGTTAGGATTGTCGATAATCATAAGGTGTGCGGCGAGTCCATAAGGGAGTGCTTGGAGACACAGCGAGTCAGGTAAAGAGAGAGGCTGTGCGAGATCCGCGATAACAGTCGGTGTCTCCGTCTTCGGCAACAGTTCCGCTTGCAGGGTGGTTAAGACGCTTGGTGCGTATTGGCGGTATGATGCGCTAGTTTGGATTTCGTCTAGTAAAGCAACAGCTATATTGAATACCTGTTCACCTGTAATTGCCACTTCTATAATCACCCCCAAAAATAAAAACACCCCGTTAGGAGTGTCTTCGTATTGGTTCAGTCAGGGCTTTGTCAATGCTCCAACCTAATTTGTATATCCTAGCCCATAATGTAGCGGATGGAACTTTGTATTCTCTTGCTAAGTCGGGTATGGTTGCCCTTTTACCTCTTACTTCGATAAATCGGTTGTTACGCTTGTTGTTAGCCTGCACAAGAACTTCAACCCATCTGCAATTTTGTTTCGTATAATTCCCATTCACATCTATTCGGTCTAGCGTTAAACAATCTCGGTAAGTGTCGCCCATATCTTCCATAAAACCATCGAAAGTCAACCACTTGCTGTCAACCTTAATTCCTCTTTTCCCATAAGCCTCATAATTACGTCCTGAGTTGGGATTGTTGCATCGTTGCACCATGTTAACCCATACGGTGTAAATGCGGGTGTGTGTCATTCCGTGTGTTTGATTTAAAGCGACTATTGTGTTTGTTCTTAAACATCCGCAACTCTTGCTGTGCTTGCGTTTGATGTTGTCACTCAACACAATCGTTTCATTGCCGCAATCGCACTTGCACAACCACTGTATGTGTCCGAACTTATCTTTGCCTGCTTCTCTGATGACTGTCAATTGTCCAATGCGTGTTCCAGTAAAATCAATCTTTTTCACGCTCGACACCTCCGTAGTGTTATCCGAATATTGAACATGGGAAACGCAATTCGGAATACTGCGCTTGTCGCCCCGTCGGGCTATCCCACTATTAAATTATACCATATTTGGGCATGATTTGCTATGGTTCGACTTGTTCCCCTGTGACCATTGTTCACCTTCTTTCCATGAAAAAACGCCCCGGTTAGGAGGCGTTAGAGGATGCCAAATTCTTTCCATTGATAGAAATATTTTTGATACCCTAATTGCGCGGCTGTGTATGTTAATTGTTGTGGTGGATCTCCCCACATGAAGGTATGAGTCCCCATCAAGGCTTCATATGTGGGGTTTTCTGCAACATCTCCGAAGAATGTATTGAAGATTTGTTTATCCACTGCTTGATATGTTCCGTCAGGGTAACGCTCCAGAACAATGTTTCCTGAATCGTCAATCAAGCCGGCTTCGGCAAGTTTCTGGAATAGTTGTTCCATGGTTTTCACCTACAGTCCTAAGAGTTGGGCTCGCAAACGTCCGTATGTGTTGGGAACTGCTGCGGAGTTTTTTATGAAAAACCTCACACTATACCCCAATACACCCGAAGACCCTGTTAATGGGTGACTACGCCAATTGGGGGAAAGGACTGCATTTTGAGTAGAGGCCACAGTAGAACCAATATCTGTTGCTCCAGAAAAATCTCTTCTACCTACCCCCACATCGTATTGTTGATCGCTTTGGGCAAGTACCACTACATTTCTTACCCAATGTACATTGTCAGTCCAGTTTCCAAATATAATTGCACCCGCCGCCATGTTGGAGGCATCTATTGCCAAACCGACGTCCTTGTTTTCGCTGTAAATCAGCACGCTTAACCCTCCTTATAAACAAAAATAAGGCAGAGCTTTTACACTCTGCCTCCTATGGTTGGGAAGACTATTCTTTATTCTTTTTGTCTGCTACTTGCTTGAAACCGGCTTTTTCAAACGCGGCTGCTTGCACCTCGTCATTCAACTCTTGCTCGGCAATCACTTTACCATCTTCATCCTTCAGCACGTATTTCATGCTTACCCTCCTAATTAGGCGATTTTATGTGCGAACAGCGCATTGACTTTGTTTGCCAAAACAAATGCGTCATAACGCTTGCGTCCCTCTACGAGTTTGCCATTGACCCCGGGTGGATTATCATGGATCTTGTATCTTCCAGTTTTTGTGCGGCAACAGTCGCGATAGGGTGAGTCAGGATGAACGCATGGCTTGCAGGCAGGTAGACCGAAGGAACTTTGACGATCTTCACGCCGTCCACTTCGCCCACTTGACCGTTGATGAGCATGTTTTGAGCAATCTCAGATGCCTTGATGAACGTGTTATCTTGCTTGAGGAAGTTGTAGTAGGCAGGCGTAACAAACGCGATACGGCCCGTTACCGGCACTTTGTCCTCGTCCAGCGCAGCACCTGCGTCCAGCAGCTTCACATAAGCGTTGGAAGCCGTGATAGCGGCTGTGGCGGTGTGACCGTTAGTGATGGCGGCTGCCGACATGGCGGCCAAACGGTAGACGTCGATCTCCGGCACAATTACTTCATCAATCTGACGAGCAAGCGCCTTGCCTGCTTCCATCACGCCTTGTGTGTCCTGAGTGTTTGCACGGTCGATGGTGAACGTGAAGGAACGGTCACGCGTCAGCAGCATCGTTTGAACCGTGTTGTCCAGTTCAGCAGGAGTTCCGTAACGGGATGTGCCTGTCTTAGTATAGTTGTTCATTGCTACTGTTGGGATGGAGTAGATTTTGATGGTGTCTACACCTGTCCAATCGTATTCCCGGTTAACTGCGGATTCGGTAACGGATTTCAGTTTAAAGCGATCGTCTACCTTTTTCTCATATTTCGCGGCGAGGTTCATTGCCAATGTAATCCAGCTCCTTATGCGGTGTTATTCCGCCAATATTTTTCTTCTGCCTTTTCTCTTTCTTGCTTTGCTTCTTCCAATGTGTCGAACGTTCCAAGGTGTACTCGTCTACCGTTACAGTTGATCTGCGCACAGAACTTTTTACCGTTCGGACTTGGATACACACCGTTCACGCCGGTTGAATTGTTTTTCAAAATACGACGATTGCGCATCTGTTCTTCCTTTGTTGCCCAGCGGCAGTTAGACGTTTCATAGTTGCCGTTAACATCGTTGCGCTCGATAGAATGCCGGGATGTTGGACGTTTGCCCCAACTAACCGACCGAACCGCACGCCTGTCAGATCAATGTGGGTACTCATCAGACAGAATTAAACCCCCTCAAAAAGTCGTCCTCACTCGCCACTTCATTGCTTCCGTGGTCTGTGACGCTTCCGATAGGGGCTCTTTGTTGGTTCTTTTGGTTTTGTTCAACGACTTTTACTTTGGTTAAGAGATCCGCACGCTCTTGCTCCATATAGGCGTATTTGAGCGGCACACCGTCTGCAACCCTTTGCCATGTTTCAGGCTTAATGGTCTTGGGGTCAACGTCCGGGAACTGAGCGACAAACTCGTTGTATTGGTCGTTCTCTCGCTGTTTGGATTCGAGTTCCTTTTGCTGCGTTTGATACTGTTCGCGGAACTTCCGATTTTCCACAAGCTCCTTAACCACCTCATCGGGCAGGCCTTGGTCTTGGTACTTATCCATGAGTTCCTTTTCAGCCGTTGCCTGTTGTACTCAGCCTCAGTCGTGATCGGTTTCCCGTTCCACGCATAGCCTTGCTCGGCAATCCAAGCATCACGCGCTTGTTGTGCGGCTTCTTGTCGGACTCTCTCGATGCCTTTATCATAGTTGAGTCCCTTTTGTGCGAGGGTTGTCGCTTCCTCAAGACTGATTTCCTTTTCTTCATGGTTATATTTAATCTTGAGTTTTTGCGGCTCTTGCGTTGGCTCTGCCTCTTCCTCAGTCGGTTTGGTATCCTCTACTTCGGTTAGGGTTTCTGCCGGTTGTTCTTGTTCTACCTCTTGCTCCGGGGCTGGTGTGGCCTCGTAGTCGTCCGGTAGAATCGCGTCATCATCAAACATAGGTAAAGCCTCCTCGCGCTATGGTAGGCGCAAATTTGCCCAGTTTAGAGTCGTATGGCAGGACAATAAAAAAAACACCTTACGCAGGTGCTTGTTGCAGTAATTTCTGTATGATTTGTTCTTTCACATCAGGTGGCGCTTGTTCAAAAGCTTTGCGTTCTTCCGGCGACAGTTGCTTGAGTGCTGCTTGTATGTCGATATCCTGCGGCTGGTTAGCCATCTCTTGTTGTGCCATCGCCTGCTGTTCCTGCATCATGGCTTGTTGCTGCATCCGTTGCTGAATGCTTGCGATAAGCTCCTGCTTCTGCGGAATGTACTCGTCAGGTATGCGCTGTAAATAGTCGATGATGTCCAGGTGTCCCTCTTTGAGCAGGTTATCCATCGTCTGTACGCTGGCGATCTCTGACCAATAGGAGGCTTCGCCCACATCAGCTTTAACGTCTAGCCACATATCCTTGAAGATGCTGAAATCAAACGGTAGTACCTGCTCACCCACTTGAACCGGACGCGGCCCGTAGTATGTGCCGATCATGTCAAAGATGATGCGCCCAATGTCTTCAAACCACTCATGCAGGTTTGCTTTCGGGTTCTCCAAGGGAATAGCCGACGACTTCTGCACCGCAATGATGGCTGATGTGTTTTTGGGATCAACGTTACCCATTGCCGCGTCACTGATTCCGAGTGTTTCCTTTGTGTACTGCATCGCAAGTTCAATAGCCTGAATGATTTGATTGCTCATGTTTCCAGGCTCAAGGTAACCGGCAATATTCTTGATATTCGCCTCATGCCCGATCCCGGTAACAGGGATGGCATCACCAATACCGTTTGACCAATTCTCGATAATGTCTGCGTTGTACACCGCTTTTGGGAATGCCGTCATCATCAAATGATACATAACCATGGCGAACATGCGATTAATGAAAATTTGGTTCGGCAACATCCCCGTACATAGTGCGCGTCCGTGGTACTGGTTCTTCTGCTTCTCCCAGTTCAGCCATGCCACAGGATAGTGAGAAAGCTCGGTGTCAATGTCCTTGTAAATGTAGGCTGTTTTGACGCTCTTACTGGCTTTGATCGTCTTGGTTTTCTTGTCGTAGCGGTATACGATGATATATTGTGCTTTGCCGTAATCGTCTGCTTCTACCTCGATGCGCCCTGCTTCACCTAACTGTTCGCCGTAGTCCACATCTGAGGTAATTTCGCCGTTTTGTTCCTTCGACTTGTACCGTTTGGCTTCATCTCGCAGGCTTTCGACCATATCCCGGCCTGAGACGATGATATAAGGCTGCTTATCGATGCGGGAGTTGTTGGCGTTACCGAAGAACACATTAGAGCCATCCACCATCTCCATACAAATCTCGCCTTGTACGTCTTGACCACCGTTGTATGCTCTCTTCTCGATGTCGAAGTAGAAGTGTGCGCAAGCGTCTCCGGTTATGGCGGAATCAAATAAGGCTTCACGCTGCTTATACTCCATTTTGAACTTCTCAAGCAGAGTTTTGGTTTGCTCATTTGCCACCTCGATTGGGTCTATACCCTCCATCATTGGAAGGTCGTTACCGTATCCCAAAGGCTTATAGTGGATTTTGATGTTCGATGTGGTCATGGAAGCGACGAAAAAGGTAATAACCCGCTTGATGATGTTAAACACGGGCTTCGGCATGTTCGTATCCGGCAGATTGCGCCATTGATCGCCCTGGAAGAAGGCTAGATTCGCATCAACGGTGTCGTAATAGTTCGGCGTTAAGCGGTTGTTGTATCGCTTGCCCGCCTCGTATAAGTCCCAATCTTTCGTTGTATCGGCCAATCTATGTCACCTTCTTTCGCTCAAGGGCTTGCGATACGTCATAGTTCATCAGTGATTGGAAATGTTCGTGCGTCTCTTTGGCTTTGCGCTTAACCTCGGGATCGGGTTCATCATGCTTCGCCGGTTTCGGCTTTCTTGATTGCAGATAAAGAAAGATCAACGCAGAAAAGACTGCCCCAGTGAGCAGTCCTTGTAGGTAATCCATATTTACCACCTCATCAATTCTTTAGGTGCTGTACCGCCTGTCATCGCCTTAACCATCTTAGTGTGCTTCTCCTGCGGTGTCGGATTGTCAGGGTCAGGCGTGTGCTTCTGCTCCTCTTTGAACTTCATGCACTCATCATTCATCGCGTAACGTGTCATGTCGATTGCATGGTTGTTCTTGTCGGGATAACCTGCTTTAAAGTTGCCGTTTGCGTCTTTCTCAAGCTCATACGTTAGAAACTCTCTTGCTGTCTCTGGGCAACGTTCGTCATCAATTATGATGGCTTCTAAGTCCTGCAGGAACTTAACGCCGTACTCGATACTGTCCGGGCCTTTCTTCACGCCTCTGATGCGTAAGCCATATTGCCGCAGCTCGTGGATACTCTTAGGTTCTGCGGAGTCTGCAAGGATCTGCTCGTTCTGTTTGTTCTCTTTTGCAACATGCTCATATGCTGCATGATTGCTTAAGCCCACTTTGTAAAACTCATGGAAGATATATAAACGCTTCTTCTTGCGGTCGTAGTGCATCACGCCATAAGAGAAGGGGTCTATCGCATAGCCAAAGTCGATGCCTCGCCGGATGTTGTAGAAGTCTTTGATTTCTTCATCACTGATCGGGCGTATCTGTACATTGCTGAACACTTCGCCGCCTGTACCGGTGACTTCGCCCAGGTATTCATGTTCGTAGGAAGTGGGTTTAACAGATTTAAGGTGATTAGCCTCAATTAGGAACTGATCGCCTAACCATTCTTTCGGCACACTCAAGTAATTGCTGTGGTGCACTGTTCTATCCTCGCGTGTATATTGAACCTCCGCGTTGACCCAATTGTTCATGGACTTCGGCGGGTTGTAGCTGTATAACACAATATGTTTAGATCCGCCACGCATTAGAGATTGGTTAATCATCCGTATCTCTTCCATGCCTGAGAACTCGTCTACTTCCTCGTACCAAATGAATTTACAGTAGCCTTTGCTAAACTTGATGGATTTGATCTTCTTAGGGTTATCTGCGCCTCTGAATATGATCTTCTGACCAGTTGGAATGTAGGTTAAACTCAGTGGGCTTATTCCCCTGTGCCAATACCGATCCACACCGAGTTTTTCAATGGCCCAGGAGAGCTGTTCATAAACTGAATCCTTTAATGTGTCCTTCACTTTACGGAGTGCAACACAGTTTGCTTCGGGATCTTTCATGATGCCGAGTATGAGTTCAATGGCGACGAATGACGACTTAGTGGAACCACGACCGCCTTTGAGCCAATAGTGCGTATGTTTATCTTTCTTGATGTCCAAATGAACCGGATGAAAGGATGGTGCTATGACATCTGCTAACTTAATCATTTGATATCATCCACAATCTGAACGCCTAATGTGCCGCTATGCTCGATTTTGTCTTTGAACATACCTAAGTGCTTGCCAATGAGCTCTAAAGCTCTGTTTGCCCCTTGGCTGTCAAATTGGTATTCGCCGGTTTCTTTAAGTGCGCGTTCCTCATAATCCCATTTCATCACGGGTTCAGCTTTCATTGAACGATCGGCAACTTGAACGAGTTTAGCAAGCACCCATTCGGCCTCAATATTAAGCTTTTCTGAGCGCTCAGTCATCTTCTCGTCTATATACGCGCGAACTTCAACATGTTTCAACAGTCGTTGTCCTTGTGAATAGGCTGTCTTTTCACTGTAACCGGCTTTCTTGGCTGCTTCGGTGGCATTGGGTTCCACGAGATAATAGTCAGCAAACATTTGTTGTTGCGGATTCAATGCCACTTCCATCACCCCGTTTCCCATTCGCTATTTGTATCAACATGCGCTGTGCCCTTCTTGCATATATGGCAATATAGATGTTTAATATGTCCCGGAGTTCTACGCCTTCCGTCTATGCGCCATATTGGATGTTTAGATTCACATTCACTGCATATCAGTATCACGCTCACTGTTGGCCTGTTGTTCTTGCTCATGTTGGAACCATCTCGATCATCCTCCTATGTTTATTTGGGTGATGTATGTTTAACTAATTCAATGGGTTCCCTCCATTCCCTTGCCTAACAGATTGGGATCACACTCCGCCTATTCGGCTATCAGATTTGCACTCATTTGCATGAATTTTTATATCTGACTCCGCTAAATCGACCATTTCTTTGCACATTATTACATGATATGCGCTCTATCCAATAGGTCTTTTAAAGTGATTGTTGGTTTATCTGCTGTGTTTTTCGCTTTTGTACAATGGTTTCTGATCGCGACTGACCTAGCATCTTCAATCGTGCGCTTTATTTCATCCCACTTCTTTTCATACTCTGTGGTCATCTTCTCACCTCAGTTTTCACATGATCCGTCTTTACAGTCGTTTCCGTATGCTTCTTCTTCGGTGACAGGTTCGCTCATCTATCTCACCTCACACATAATGAATCCTTTTTACGGCATCCCTGCTGTATTCAAATACCTGAAACCGTTTATGCGCTGTTGTATATCCGTAATCATCGTGGTAATCGTCAATCTCGTTTGCTGTTGGCATCCTTCTGATGACAGTCCCGCGTTTGTCTATCACTCGCTCATGGTGTAAATGACCGGTGAATATTTCTCTCGTCTTAGCTTGTGACCACTCTATTGGAAACTCTGTTGAGAAGTTTTCTGTAAGGTTTTCTTCTTTCTTTTTATCCCCGTGGTTCACTCCAACAAAGTTCAGCCCTAACATGTGGACTTTTCTTTCTTTGAAGCTGGTGTCAAACTCTGCCTGTGGGAATTTTCCTCTGAGGTACTTCACAAACGACCACGACATTGATTCATCGTGATTACCTTTTGAGTACATGATTTTCGTTTTAGTGTTTTTATTCTTTAATGCTGCCACAATGATAGGCTCATAGAACCGCGCTGCATCTTCCCATGCCTTTTCCATGTCTATCTTGCCTATAAGTGTTCCGCTTGCTGTCTGCCCTCTAAAGTTATCTGTATGGAGAAGGTCTTGGCCTACGATTATGAGTATTTCTTTGTATCCTGTTTCGATTAGGTTTAGGATCTCTGTCTGTGTTGCCTTATACGTGTCGTAACTGCTTATGCCGAAGTGCATATCAAAGAGAGGAAGGCTCAAATACCTTTCCCCTGTAGGTATTATATTCTGTTTTACTATTACGCTCGGTACATTGCTTAACCTCTTTATGAGGCTATCCCAATCGAATCCGTTCACCTTTGGCTTAACTGATATCTTGCTGCTGAATAGTGTTACTGTTCCGTCCTGCTTATTATGTTGGTTCCAAATGCTGGACTTCGCGCCAACAATCTCCCATGCCTCTACACTGTATCCATGCGCTTTAAGGAGGTATGACGGGTCTTTCGATTCCTCTATGGACATCCTCACCAGTTTATTGCTGCTCTGTGTGCCGTCCTTGTGTATCTCGACTTCCTCTTTGTAGTTATGTATCTCTGGAGTGTCTGTCCTTGGCTGTGTGCCAATCTGACCCTTCACCCATGTGCGAAACTGTTCACCATTGGCGAATCGGGTTTTCTTTGCGAGTTCGTTCCAGCTCTCGGTGATTTCTTTGTTGCGCTTTTTGATGCCAATCTCTAAAAGCTTGTCCATTCCATCACCTCTGGCTTCTAAGTGCCCCGGCCCCCACCACTAGCCGCCATTGGGGCATAACCCAACGCAAAGAACCATCCAACACGGATGGCTATTGCGTGCTCCATACAAAGAAAAAAGCCTTCGAGGAGGAAGGCTCTGAAACCTATTATTATATTCTGCTCATATTACCATTATGCACCGGGAAAATGATTCAAAAGTGCAATCTTTGTGCAATTATAGGGTATAAGGTCATCTCCAGCCTATTTTATCGGTGATAGCTTCAATGATATCATCCCGCCAATTCATGATTTGCCTTCGGCTGATGTGTAAGTTTAGTGCGATCCCTTCCCAGGTAAGCGTTTGAGGTCTTGCCCAATATCTCATCTTTATCATGTCGCTCTTGTCTTTGGGAAGCCTGTCCACCACGCTCTCTATAGCCTCCACTATGCGCTCCATTTGCTCAATGCGCCTATGACTCACCATTAGGGTTGCCGTTCGTCCTGTCGGGTCACTAGGGAGGCTAGAGCGCCCTCCACCGTTGTTGTCCGGTGTTGCTGTGGCGTAGAGAATTTCATTCTTGAGGCGCACAATTTCTTTTCTTGTGTCGTGGTAAGCGTAAAGTTCGGACTCTACATGTTGGAAAGTGCCTTTGCGTATCTTTGGTTTTAACATTGGCTTCCTCCCTTATACCTCACTTGTGAGGTATATCCCTCGACTGTCCTCAATGATGTTTTTAAGTTGTAACCGGTGTGTTTCAGTTTCAACGAATAGTGTTGCGTCAGGGTCAGCGTTTGTCTGAGTGAAATACTCCATCAACTCACGAACCGTCATATCTCAGCCCCCCTTAAATATCGGTAAATGCAATAATAAGTGTCCATACGCCTGTTGCTGCCCATAAACCTATAGCAAAACCGAGTTTAAATTGATTGATTTTCAAGGCTTAAACCTCCTTTTCGGCTTGGGCTTTTTTAACCGCTTCCCATAGCGCATCGCACAATGTATCACCGTGATTTGTGCCTCTCCCTTGTTGGAATACATCATAGCCTGTCGTAATGCATCATGCCGCGTACTGGAATCTTATCAATGTGGAGCGTTGGATACTCTTTTGTTTCAAGGAACTCAATCATCTGACCAATAGATAGCAGCGGGAGGACTCTTGTCTTCATGTCGTCTAATTCCCATCCTAGATAACCGCTAGGAACATGACCTGTAGAATCGACTTTTGGATAGTAGTAAGCGTCTCCGTATTGCGGATTCCACCATTCACGAAGTTGTTCTTTTTGCTCGTCAGATATTTCACGAAGTTGGATCTTGGTTATCCGTTGTTTCATTCTTTATTCCCCCATCCCTAATTGCAGGCACATGAGATTGAACGTTACCTTGCTCACGCCTAATCTCTCAGCTATGCGGCTTCTCGGGAGTACGTTGTAATGGTTGCGGATGTATAACGCTTCATCGTCGGAAATCTCCACCTTTTGTTGTTGAGCGCGTTTTGTTCCATTTGTGAGCTTGTCCACTGTCTTGTAGCAATCGACCAGGACTTCACTTTTTCCGCCGGTGGATTTGATGGCTCCAAGTTCCCTCAGTCGTGCGAAGTAGTTGCTTACCGTTTTCTTGGGTATATTAAGCTTTTCTGCCATCTCAATTTGGTTGAGTCCTGTGCCGATAAGTCCCAACACACTGGCTTCGCGTTCCGTGAGTGTGATCATTCCGTTTCCCCCTCATACTGGCTTAATATGGCTCTTGCACCTCTGCCCCCTTCTCTCAGTATCTCGTAGCCGTTAAGGGGCGTGTACAGGGATGTAGAGGCGTAATAGGCGAGTGCCGAACGCAGGGCTATATTCTCGTCGGTCAGTTCGTCGCGGGAACGGATGGCTTCTTGTAATGGGGTCATGGTTTCGCCTCCAATGTCTCAATGAGACGGTTTAGATACCACTGAGCCTTGCGTAGATCCTCAACTCCGTTCTTCTTCTTCCATCTCCAAAGGTACTTTATCGTGTTCCCTGTGGCGTATCCCTCGAATCCGACTAATCCGCTTGTTGCTGCTTCTATGGCGTGGATACACTCCACTTTACCGGCTGTATAGTGTGATGGATGATTGACGTTATCGTTCATACTGTTTCCTCCTCCGGGTTTTCCGGTAACTTCTCACTTGTACTGGATATTCCGGTAACTCTTTTGTATTCTTCGTATAGTTCTTTCATCAGTGTTCTTGTTACTGTTCCTCCATAGGGTAGGTCTTTGTAAATGTAGTCTGTGATTAGAGTTTCTTTTAAGGGATTCATGTGCGGCCCCCGCTAACGCTGGGCTGTTCGGTCGATTCGATGCCCTGCGGCCCTTCGTCATACTGCGCGAAGCATCCACATCCGCCTAAGTCGAACAAATCCACTTGTAACCCCAGCCCCGATTCCCATTCCTCACGTAACTGTCTAAGGGTGAAGGTCTGTTCCTCTCCATCCACTGTGCGGGTGAGTATCGACACATCATCACGCCCAAGATATTCTCGCATCTCCTGCTCTTTCTGCTCATGGTGCTTATAACGCTCTGGCATCGTTTTTAAGAGGTTTAAAAAGTGTGCCTGCCCAGCTCGTACACAGAACCCGCCGCAGTTGTTATGGCTGAATCCTAGCTCGTACAGGCGCGGTGTTTTAATACCGATGTCTCTTAGCTGGCGTATCATCTGATGCTTGTCCAGGTAAGGTTCCTCGCTCATTGGTGCTTCAACCTTGTATGGAGCCCAATGCTTCACGATGCTGTTTAAACGGTGCATTTCTGACCAATCAATCCCGACATAGAGTGTTGTTTCATCCGGGTTGCAGTTAGCGTCCACCCATTTCCTCGCAACCTTTTGTTTAAGTAAGTGTGAACACTGCGCTATACGGCTATTTCCGATCCAACGAACATCTTTGAACACTTCCCAAGGGTTCCGCCCGTCTTTGAGCCACACTAACTCGCATCCGAAGTTGTCTGCTGTTTGTTTTAAGAATCTGTATAAGTCCTCATCCTCAATGAGTGTATCTGTGAAGAGTGGGGTTACATTGTCTTTGCCGTGTTTGTCGATCACTCTTTTAGCCGCTGCCCAGGAGCCGATGCCCCCGGAGTACATCACTACATGCTTTACCATCTCGGCATCGCGCTCCTTTTCTTTTGCTGCTGTGTTTTAAATGGCCGGCGCTTCTTCTTCTGCCTTCTCACAATCTCCTGTGCGGCCTGGTGTTTATAGATGCCTGCTTCCGGGTCATTGCATGCCACCTCGTATAATTGAGATAAAGTGGCTTCTTTCCAGTTCATATGTCCTCCGGGTCGGGTACGTCATCGAACATTGCGCGGTTAAAGGGTGCATCGGGAAACTCCATCAGGTATAGGTGTGTGTGAAAGGAGAATTGCTCGGTGTGATGGACGATGTAAACATGGCCCTTTGTGAGTCCGAAACTATGGGCTCTGGATACTTCTGAGGCGTATCCTCTTGCCATATATCTGACTTGGCTCCATTGTGTGGGAATGTATTGGGTTATTAGTTCATCCATGATTAGACCTCCTTGTTCGGCTGCCGCCTTCGGCTAGGTGATGCGGTCGAATCGAAGGCGGCAAGCCGCAAACCTTAGTCCTTCATAAACACTAACCAGTGTGTTTTGCTCCTCCGATTCCCGAATAACGGTTTAACTCCTATTGCCTTGATTACTTCAGATAATTTGATTTGATCCTCGTTCCACTTGAAAATAAGAGTCCCGTTTGGCTTCAAAACTCGCATACACTCCTTAAATCCTTGAGCTATGTCATTCTGCCAATCTTGTCCGAGTTTTCCATACTTCTTAGCCAGCCAAGAAGCATCGCCGACTTTCGTTAAATGAGGTGGGTCAAACACCACTAAGTAAAAGGAATTGTCGGCAAAAGGTATATTTTTAAAATCTGCTATTAGATCGGGATTCACTTCTAACTTTCGTCCATCGCATAACGTGTCACTTAGCTGGCGGATATCCATGAACACTGCATCATTATTTTGTTTGTCAAACCAGAACATCCGACTCCCACAACATGCGTCTAAAACTCGTTCCACTTTGGTTCCTCCTCAAGAAACACTCTCGATAATAATTTCCGATCGCTGCTCTTTCTCCTCAAACACCCATCTCTTTTCAACGGTGAGTTTCATTACCTGTTTGTCATCGATATAGGCGATTTTATTGAGTCCGTCTAAATAGGCTTTTGCGAGATTGTCCACATCCACATCGGGAACCGGCATCATGTAGGCTATCGCGGTAACGGTGATATCTCCCTCTACAGGTTGTTTCACTCCGCAGGCTTTTGCGTCCCATCCTACCTGCTCTTTGTAGGCGAGGTAACGCTTTGCCTGTGTGCTGACATACTTGCTGCGCTGTGTCATTCTCACGGCGGGTACGGGGCGACCTGGGACGATGATTTTTATCATTGGGCGATAGCAGCCTTAAGTTTGTCGATTACAGCGTCTATCCCTTCTGCGTATCCGAAGTGATAACTTGATGCTGGGTCCCATCTTTGCTTGTTGTACTCATCAAACTGTCGTTTTGCGATAAGTTCCATCTCAATGATTATCCGCTCTATTGCTTCTTTCATCGCTGTACCTCCCTTGTTTGTTTTTAGGAACTCCGTATGCCAGTGGCTTGATTGTTGTCGATAAAATTCAATTAGTTCTTTATCAGTGAAATCGTCGTACACCGCTGTACCTCCTTATGGGTTATCTTCGATTCGACCGAATAGGCTTAACGTTAGTGGTAGCCGTATAAGGGCTTTAATCCTCTAGTTCATATTTAGATGGTTCAAAGGGTAAAGGATCTGTATCGGCTTGGGCGTGTGCGGTCGAATCGAAGCGTCCATCTTTAATTGCTTCACACAAGAGGTTCAAGGCATCGATCGCTTCAGGGAAACCCTCGCCTAGCCCCGCCATATAGCCGATTAACATTGAACCATCAATATTCCGCACTCCTTTTTGTTTCTTCCGCCCACTTGTTATGCGATTCCAGCATGAATTGCACTTCCACACACCATCAATGCACTGACAATCCCCTTTCATACCGGCTTCAACTCCTCCAACTGAGATATAAGTTCTTTCATAGCTTTGATATAACGGTCTTTCTTCTTCATGTCCGTTTCCTCTGCTATGACAACCTCTGCCTTTTCCACTCTCGCGAGGATTTGATAATACTGCTTGTTTTGAATGGCGTGAATAGCTGCGCGTAAGCATCGTCCAGTTCGCCTAAGTCGGAAGGTTCAAGGTTTAAAAGTGTGTTTCTCATGTCCTCGGTTATGTCTCCCATTCCGTAGGATTGATTAACAAGAATGGGGAAGTTTTTGCTCAAGAACGTCTCGGTGCTTTCGTTCATCGCTTCTTCCTCCCCTTTTCATGTGCCGTTATAAATCCATCTTGGTTTGGCGTGTAATCAATTGGCTTCACGTAATCGGTGAACCGCTGAACGTTGCTTTTAAACTCGTACTTGAAATCCCGTTCGCCTGTGTAACGTCCCTTGTCGATGATGGCTGTAATCGTCTTGGTGTTCTCATCCTGCGTATCGGAAGCGTCTGCCCATAGAATCTCAATCGTGTCTGCGGCTTGCTCAATGTCTCCCGATTCTTTCAGGTGATGTTTGCGCGGCCTTGTCGTTTCGTCTGCTGCTTCCCGGTTGATTTGCGCCAAGAGGATCACCGCGCAGTCCAGTTCCCTTGCCAGCATCTTCATCTTCCTTGCGACATCCCCGACTGCCGTTGCTCTGCTTTGCCCTTTATCCTGTTTGATATCCATGTGAGTGAGGTAATCAACGAATATAGCGGCTATTCTCCCATGTGTGCGTTTGAAGGCGGATGCGACCGATTTAACGTGTCCTATCGTTACGCTCGGAGAATCATCAAAGTAAATCGGCAAACTCTCGATTTCCGCTTCAACCTTGCGGCATCTCTGAATTTCTTCATCCGTCAGCACGTTCTTAAAGATTTTTCCGTAATTGATGCCGGTGAGGTTGGAAACGATACGTTGCCCGATTCTCTCTGTCGGCATCTCCTGCGACCAGAAGATTACCGCGCCCTCATCCTGCTTCGCCATGTTGTAGGTCATCTGCGCGGCTTTGGCGGTCTTACCCGTGCCTGACCTACCGGAGAGAACGTGAAGCCACTGGCGACCGATTCCACCGCTCCACCCGTCAAATGCGGGGAATCCTGTTTTAATCATCTGCGGCGGTTTCTTGCGCTGCTCATCCATTCGCTCAACGGTGATTTTGGATAGCGCGGAAATGGTCTTGGACTGAAGCGACTTTCCGAACTTCTCAACAAGGTCGAACACTTCCGCTTCGGTGTCTCCGTCCCTTGTGTGAACCAGCTCGTTCAGCTTGTCGGCGTACTCCTTCACCTTGCGATAAGCGCTGTTTGTTCGCACTAACTCGCCGTAATGGTCACAATGTCCTGCGTATGGCACGCTTTCCTTGAGATCGCGGATATAACTCATTTCTCCGAACTCTTCTAGCTTCTTACCGGCGCGGAACAAGTCTTTGAGGTGAACGGCATCGACTGGCTTTCCCTTTTTGTAAAGGTGGCGCATGGCAATCCACAGCAATTTGTGGGAACTGTGGATGAAGTCCGAATCCTCAAACTGATCGCCCCATTGGTTGATGCGGTCAGGTTCTTTAAGTAGGCATCCTAAGAATGATTGCTCGGTTTGGACATCTTGGTCGAATAGGCTCACCCGTACCCCTCCACTGGTACATCATCTTTTAGTGGTCTGTATGGATCTTTGTACTCGTACACAGGTACTTTTTTAATCTCTGTTTTTTGGTTTAAGTAGGTATCAAATTTACTAGGGCTGAATAGAGTGTCAGGAGTAAGATACTTTTCCATCTTTGTTCCCTTCCACTCTGTACACTTTTTATCAATGACTGTTTTAAAGTCGTCTAAAGTGTAATTCTCATTCCAACGTGCGCTTATATGCTGCCTTGTGGCTTTTGCGGATGAACGATAACTTGTCCCGGCTTTTTCGTTTAAGTAGGTAATAATTTCATCGAATGGGACATACTCTTTAATATCTGGTTTGGTTTGGTTAGGTAAGGTTAGGTTAGGTAGCCCCTGCACGTGCGGTGGTTGTGTTTCGTTTGTGCGTTGCACATGCAATGCACGTTTGCTTCTCATGCGTTCTTTGTTCGCGTTCTTCTTCTCAAGCAAACGACCGGCGTAATCGTACCAATCATGCAAGTGCATCAAATCTCCCTCTCGGTCTATCCAACCACAGGAGATTGCAGCATCCACAAACTGAACAGCGTCACCTTTCCAACCTGCGCCGTATGCGATAACTTTGGGCGGCAACCCTGAGATATCGCCATCCGGCGCATTGTCTAATGCCCAAGTCCAGAGTTTTGACATATGCGCCCCGGCGTACAGTTCATCAATATCTAAGATTGCGGATAATAAGATGGTTTTCTTATGTGTCCATAACGATTGGTGAAGTTCGATCCATGCCATTAGTTCGCACCCTTTCTGCGGTTACATGGCATACATAAAACTTGCAGGTTATTTAATTCGTTCGTCCCACCTTGAGCAATGGGTACTATGTGATCAATTTCTAGTAACCCTTGTGTTTGGCCGCATTCTTGGCAAGTAAAATCATCCCTCAGAAGAATGATAGGACGTATCCGAACCGCCATTGATTCCCATGCTTTGCGAACTTCGCTGCGTTCCTTTCGGCTGTACCTTCCGTTTTGCCAATCATGAATGGTTAGGCGATCTTCTGAATCTAAAAAACCAGAATCAATAAGTGCGTTTACAAATACCTCTGGATCGCCTTTCCACTCGCATTCCTCGGCAATGTACCAATCATCAAACTTCGTGATATCTCCGTCTTTTGCAAACTCCAACGCCCACCACCAAAAGAGATGCAAGTACCCAACTATTTCTGGAATGGATGCATTTAGCGTCCGAGCCAGTTTCTTTGTTTTGGGATGTCTTGCTAACCCTTGATGGCTTTCTATCCATGCCATCGCCTCAACCCCTTAACGATTTTTTGTGCTTTACACCTTCACCAGTGGAATCCAGCCAACGATGGCATTCAACACACGCATCTTTCAAATCTGCTGCTGTGGTTTTATGCTTGATCGTTCCCCGGCCTGTGAGATGCGCTTGTTCGGTTGCAGGAGCGCCGGTACATTTCTCTTTGACTTCGCAAATCCCGCCTGACCTATCGCGCACTTGCTTGCGTACTTTGGCGCTTATTGCGCCCATTTGCTTCTGCGTTTCTTTCGTTCGGTTGTGGATGATGCCGGACTTAGGAACAGGGTTGAAATCTCCGATAGGCATTTCACACCTCCTGCATCGTTTTCAACAGCGTCTGTATGCCGCTTTTCTCCGACTCTAGCGCCATCAATGCACGTTTTGACGCATCATACTTGGTATCAGCTAAGAGGCGTTTAAAGCCGTATTGCGCGACAATGGGATCCCCTTTGGCGAGCTTTTCAATGAGTGTTGCTTTACCGCCGGATTTCTCTAGTTCGTCTATTTTGGATGCTAATGCGATGTTATAGTCCATATCTGTTTGGGCGACATCATCTGCCATTCGCATAAGCGCGTCAGCACTCTTGGAGAGGCGTTGGCAGACGTTGTAAAGGGATTGGTTAAGGGCGACGAGATCCATGTGTGAGCCCCCTTAAAAAGGAAGGTCAGAATCTGAGATGTCCAACGGCCTGCTTGAATCTGCGAACGGGTCTTTGTTACCTTGCTGCTTCGGTTCCAGAAACTCCACTTGCTCCGCTATCACTCGCACCGCTGTTCGCCTCTGACCGTCCTTTTCCCACTGGTCAACCTTTAACCGCCCCTCAATGAGAACCCGTTTACCCTTACCGCTATAACTTGCAACCGCATCCGCTGTCTTGCCCCACATCTCAACATCAAAGAAGAAGGTCTGCTTCTTGTCTCCGTACCCGTCATCTACTGCGAGAGAGGATTTGGCAAGCGTCTTTCCACCAACTTCCTTCGTTTCAATGTCCTTGCTCCAACGACCAGATAAGATAACCTTATTCATTTGATTGCCTCCTATTTTTTGGGCTTGTCCTTGCTATAAAAGAGGCCGAAGCCTCAGATGAATCCGCCAAATTCTCTGTGTGCAAACAATGCTCTAGTTAATTTAGGGTGTACGCGTTTCTTTATGACTGTTATAGAATCGTCCTCGTACTGTGTGAGTACTTTTACATATCCTGCTGATAGGGGTCTCAAGGCTACAAGTTTGAGATGGTCTGTTCTCTCATAGCCGAGGGATGAGATATACTTTTCACCCATGTGCGTGATCCAGGTCTCCATTTCAAGCCCCTTCTAACAGACTCGCAAAGTGAACAATCTCCGCTTTTTTTGTTGACCGGCAGTAACGGCATTTCTCGCAGCGCCGTGGTTCCTCTAACCCCTGCTTCACTCGCACAATGTGGGGAAGGTTGACGCTTACCAAGTTCAACTCCCGTTCAAGCGTGGATTCATCGAACATGATCACCGCTTTGTCGGGTTCATCTTCCTTACTGACAGCCACAATGTAGGGTTCTAGCGCCTCCCCTTTATGTAGCCGCACCAACTGTTGATACACAGACATTTGAGTGAGGTATCCATAGGCTTCAACAAAGGAGACATAAGCGCCGTTGTGCCAGTATCTTTCGCGTATGGACTTCACGGTTTTGAGGTCAACAATCCGATCCTCTGCGAGAACGTCTATTTTGGCTTTCCACGGTACTCCGAACAGTTCAGCGGTGATAATGACTTCCTTCTCCCCTTCAAGCATCTGAGCGCAAAGGGGATCTTCTAGCACGGTGCTAATCATCTTGTCTGCGTGGCGATATTCGGCTTTCAATTCGCCCTTTGTTGCGCCTCGGGATGAAAACATTTGCGGGTGCTTTTCGATGAAATCAATCTGTGCTGTGACGCTTTCTATCGCGGCGTGTACGTAGGAACCGAGCAAGAGCGCGTCATGCTGCGGCTCCGTGTATTCGCCGTTCAGTTTGGCGAGCGCTTGCGCTTCACAAGCGAGAAACCCTTTGTACTGGCTGTTGCTCATATAGAAACGGTCAGCTTCAGCAGAGAAATAATTCTCATTGGTCAGTTTCATGCTGATTGCTCCTTTCTGGGCATCTGCTTGCAGAGGTCGAGGAATTTAATCGCCTTCTCCATGTTAAGATCAGCAAACTTGCATTCGTAGAGTTTTTGGCATTGGGCATCAATCGCGTTTAGTTTGTAGCCTTTTGTCAGCCATGCCGTTTTGATCTCACCGACCACTTTTGCTAGGGCAGCGCTTGGTTTCTGAGCTTCTTGCTTTACCTCTTCCTTTTGGGCTTCCTTGGGTTCCTCTGCGCTTTCGGGAAGGTCTTCCCCTGCGTAGATGTATAGGCCGAGTCCATGAAGCGCAATAGATTTCACTAGACCGCGCTGGATGCTTGTGTTGATTTGGAATGCGTTTGGTTGGGTGATTGGACGGTTGTTGTTATCAAGCACCGGATGAATCTGCGATAAGGTGACTCCCTGGCACGTAACCGCCACTTCGACAAAGTAGCCGCATTCGGTTTTTAAATACGGCATTCCCTCGTGTCTGACTACTTCCCACGTTGCCGTAGGGTCTGTTTCCCGCAGCGTCTTGACCGCGTAAGGCCAACTTAGATAACTGAATTTGCCTTTCTTTTCTATGTGTTCGCCTACATCGATAGCGGCGAGTTTTGAAAAGTAGTTGTCGCTCATTTCATCGCCTCCGGTTGAATTGTTGCTGCTATCTGATCTTTCACGCTGTATAGTTCCGTTAACACTGTCTCTGCCTCGGTGTGGAAGTCGTGCCGGGCTTCGTCAATTTGGTCTGCGAGTATGTGATGTGCAGCGCGGGACAATCCTTTTTCCCGCCATGCTTTTTCGATTAAAGCGGTAACGATCATCCGCGCTTCCCGGCCGTCCAGGTGAATAGTGAATGTGTTGTTCATGCCTCTTCCTCCAATTTCAGGTGCTATATAATCGGGATCTCGCGGGTCGATCCATCCTCTGTAGCGCTGTTCGTAGCGCCGTTGGTTCTCTTCCTCGCGGTACTCAGCTTTATGGTTCTCGTAAGGGCTCATACCTCTTCCTCCCTCTCTAGCCAACCAAACGAAACTGCACAATCGTCACACGCATCGTCTAAGACATCTCCGCGCAATTCACATCCGCAGGTATCGCAGATAAGCGGCATTTCCTGATAATCGGGGCGACCAACTGCAAACCGGTCGAAACTTACGCCCCACATTGTGCATCCTCCTTGGCTACGTGCGGCCCATGGACACAGAAGCAAATGTCCCGCTCGTTGTCTTGCGCAAGAAACGCTGTCCAGTGCGTTTTTTCGTCCTCTAGCGGCATGTCAGAAGGTGATAACTGGTTAAAGGAATCTTCAACCATGGCGTTACGGAGTATTGCGGAATCCTCTTGGCTTAGTCCGTTCCTTCTTGAGTGAAAGCTAACTGATATATCCGGGCGAAGTCCTGTCATGCTTTCTACCTCGTCTTGAAACTGTTTGAGTAATTGATAAGCGCTCATTTTTGTTCCTCCTAATTTGAATTTGTGGTATGCTTTAACCGAATATTTTTTCTTAAGGGAGCCATTTGCTGATGGCTTCTTTTTATTGTGCGATCAATCCCATTGGATCTTGATGAACAATTTCTCGCCGTTAGTGTAAATGCTGTTTCGCAAAGGTAAATTGAAAGCTTTGTAATTTCCGTCTGCATATTTTTGAAAAGGTATAACGTAGCCTTCCTCCTCCAAACAAGCTTGCAACAGTTCGTAGATGTACTGAATCTCCTCTTTCCGTTTTTTGTGTTTCTCGTTAGTACTCAACATCTTTTATTCCTCCTTTGGGGTTGACCTTGCCGAAAGGCCATCGATTCGACCGAACGGCTTAACGAAGTGGTAGCCGAATGCGTAGTCTTGTAAAACAACACCGTAACCACCATCACAACCAAGAACACCAGTACAGCTAATGCAGATTGACCGGGACTCATTCCGTCACTCCCCATACATTGCATCCCTCTAGACCAAAGTTTGCTAAGATTTCCTGCTGCTCTCCTTGTGAAAGTTCATTCCACGCTTCCGTGGTCATGTCGATGTCAAAGAATGAGGTTCCTTTATCTCCGCTGATCATTGTGATTCCTCCTTTAGTCCTTCTTTGGTACGCTCTGGATAGAACCGATAAATCTCTAGGGCGTTTTCGATTGCGTATCTCTTCTCGTAAGAACCGACCACACTATTTCGCGCCTGTGCTCTTCTCTGCGAATTGCTGTGCATAGACGTGGTTCCTCTAATCGCGTTTAAATGGGTTTTAGTGGCTTTGGTTAACTCGCTTTTTGTGCCATACAGCATCGCTTCAAGTTCTGACCTGGTGTAGTTTTTTGCCATCATCCGTGACCAGTCGTTGTAATCTTCATACTTCCATAGCGGTTCTTGCCGTTCGCCTGCACTCATTTAGAAGACTCCTTATATTTGCTGGCGAGCCACCGAATGCGCCGGTACTCCTCTTTGAACTGTTTGCGAGTTAATGCGCGGTTCAACGTGAGCATGATGTCGTAGGCTGCTTTCATCCGGCTTCCTCCTTTGGTTTGTTCTTTTCAATGTCCCGGTGGATCTGAAGGATCAGTTCGTCACTCTTTCACAACTAGAAACTTTTTGAGATGGTCCAGCTTTTTTTTGAAGTTCCTCAACCCGTTTCATTGCAAGGTCCAAAACTTTAGTTAATATTTCTGCATGTTCTTCGTAATGGGTGAGTTCATCTTCAAGTTCTTTGACATACTCAAGAGTGATCTCTTTGATGTGAAATTCCTCCTTTTTCGGCTCGCGCTGATTCGGTCGTTCCGATGGCGCTACGCGCTTCGGTGCATCGGCCTTCTTCGTGCCATAACTCGCTCTCTCCGTCTGCAACATCTCGTTTGCATTTGTCGCAAAACCACCTCACTGTCGTTCCGCATTTCGCACAAGCACAATCGTCAAGGAACCTACAATCGGACTCACTTTTCGTCTCCTCCTTGTAATGGTTAAGTGCGTTAGCAATGACTTCATAAGCCAATGTGATTTGTTCACTCCACCCCATTGACATTTGCAAGTGTTCTTTCGCTTCTTCTAGTGCTTTTGTCTTTGTGTCTAACTCAGCAATAAGTGGTGCATGATCAGCAGCTAATTCGTTTATTGCGTCCCTATACTTTCGCTCGCTGTGATCCTTTGCAAATAACTGGCCTTTAGTGCGTTCCAACTCTTGTTGTAACTGTTCGTTTTCTTCTGTTAGTCGTTGTATGGCTGACGATGTTCTATTTGCTCGCATCCAACCTTCCCGTTCGTTTTTTAACCGTTCAATCTCGAATTTTCGTTTGATGCTTCGCTCAGTGACACCTTCCAACTCACATTCCTTTGCATTTAACTCTTCGCGGAGATCCACCAATTCTTGGCGCAACTGTTTGATTAACTTGACGTGACCTTTCTCAGGGTGAATCGCCACATATCCCGCTTTTCCCATCAACTCCCCGTAGGAAACTCCGTAACCTTTTGCGTAAGCCCTTAGTGTGTCAGGTGAAGGATTTATTGGCGTATTCGAGCGTGGATCAACTCCACTTTCGAGGGCTTTGATGAATGCGTGGCTTAGTCCAGTTTTCTTTGCTGCTTCACGTAAGGAATCATTTCCTCGTATTGATTTAAGAAGTTGGTATAACGTTTGTGCTTCGACTTCTTCAGTAGCCTGCAATCTTCATCATCTCCTCGTATTCAGTATCTAGCGTCCTTGCCAGTTTTTTGATTGTCACAGCTTTTCAATTCTCAGGTTGCGAAGGTAATTTCCGAATTCTAACTGCACTTTTTTGCCTCCTTTGCCCTTTCCTCTTCTTTTGCTTTCATTTGCTGGCACGCTTTTTCGAGCAACTCATACGGACACTCGATCCATTTCACTGGATGGCAAGTGAGTTCTGCGATATTCCGTTACAGCAAGTTCCGCATCGCGTATTTCATAGAAAGAACCAAGGTAAATGTGTTTTCCTTGATTAGTAACACGAGCCCTAAACTTTCTTGTTTTCGGGTCGAGAGAAACACCGCGAATACCACTCTTTGAGGTTCGATTAGCACCTTTTCTGTTTTGAAGGTTTTCGTGTGAGGTCACAATCCGCAAATTGCTTTTGCGATTATCGAACTTGTTTCCGTTGATGTGATCGACCAGTGAAACTTGAGGTGCGTTGGTAATCAGCCTGTGTAGGTAGTTCATTTTTCCGTCCACAAAGCAGGTTGCGTAACGTTCTTGTGCTGAGATTTTGCTACCCAGCGCTTCTAACTTTCCTAAGTCCTCAGTGTCAATGAGCATTTCTAAATCCGTTCCATTTCTGCGTTTAAGGAAGATCGATGTGACCTCACCGCGAATCTCATAATGATTTTTCATGCACTACCCAACCTTCTTTTGTGGCTCTGAATTGGCATTCGTGAAAGTCACTCCATACTTGATTTCAAACTTGGCAAGCAGCCGGTGTAGTCTTTTCCATGCTTCTTCGCTAAGTCCAGGGTTATGTGGATGGTTGTTCACGCATAAGCACCTCCGTTGTCGCACATATTAAGCGATACGCTTAGTTGATGGTCAAAAAAATTTCTTTGGTGTTTCTCCAATGGCTTCTGCGATCAAAAACACGTCTTCTAGGTACACTCTACGGCGGCCTTTAGAAATATCTTTGTACCAAGATACAGAGCGCTCACAGTGCTTTGCGACATGCGTTTTGGTGATGCCTTTCTCGATTCGTTTCTGCTCAATGCGCTCGATTACCGGATTCATCTTTTCACCTCCTATTAAGCGTAACGCTTAGTTCCTAAATAGAATATACACTAAGCGTTACGCTTATGCAACCCATAAAATGGATTATTTTAAACTTTTTTTATGCTTTTCGCTTAATCAATTACTCGTTGCGCTTAATACTGCTATTATATACTTTGTACTTAGTGGGTAAGGAGGTGTGAAGAGGTTGAGAAATAAGACTTTAGGAGAACGGTTGAAACACGCGAGGGAGAATGCGCGTTTAACGCAGATACAAGTGGCCAAGAAATTAGAGGTATCAAATGGAGCTATATCGGGATACGAACGAAATTACCGAGATCCAGACACCGAGACGTTAAAGCGGCTCGCTGACCTTTACGGCGTATCAAACAATTGGTTGCTAACAGGTGAGGAAACAAAAGAGAGCGTCGCCTACACGCTCCCTGAAGGTGTTTATGAAACCCTTATTAAAGAGGCCGAGTCGCTTCATGGCGTTAACCTTCATGATGATCCAGTGGTTCTGCAAGCTGTTCGGAACATAATTGATTCAATTGCTCAAACGAAGAAACAATCTCAATAAAACTATTTATTAATTCGGTTGGTTCAATGTTTAATTCAGTTCTCTGGATGACTGTTTCAGCGAGTTTAAGCAGCTTGTCCTGCATTTGCTCATCTCCTTTAGTGTGCAGCCGCCTTTGGTAAATTTATGATAGCACATTTTTAGAACAGGTGTTCTTATTTTAGTTAAAAAATTTTTATAGGGTGGCAATGGCATGGTCACAATCGACTTTGTACGTTGCCGAATCCCCGAACACTTATTCCGCCTAAAACAGACACAGACATGGCTTGCAGATCAAACCGGCATTAGCAGGCAACGCATTTCGGCATATGTGAACTTGCGGGTGATCATGTCTTATCCTGTTGCTGTGATTATTGCGCGGAGCCTCAAGTGCAGCCTAGAAGATTTATATGTGATTCGCATATCGGGGATAGGCAGGGAGTAGCGATACTCTCTAGCTAAATGTAACGTTTTTACGTTACACCCTCACACGACTTGTTCAATCATCTTACGACCTGAAAAGAACGTTTTCAAGTCAATATTTTACATTTTCACATCAATTTTACCTAAATAAATCCAAGTCCCTATATACCCAAAATGTGAATTGTCGAAACATTGAAATAAATTAGTTCGTTCGACACCCCCTGAAATCATCATTGAGGAGAGACATACATGAAAGTCGCAATATATGTTCGCGTGTCAACTGAAGAACAGGCCAACGAAGGATATTCCATACGCGCACAAAAAAACCAATTGGTTGATTATTGCCGTGTTAATGAATACGAAATCTCGAACATTTATATAGATGAAGGTATTTCCGCAAAAGATACCAATCGCCCGGATTTGCAGAAGCTTTTGGCTGCTGCAAAAGAAGGCGCGTTTGATGCTGTGCTGGTGTATAAATTAGATCGCTTTACGCGGTCTGTAAAAGACTTGTACGAACTTTTAGAATACCTTTCAAGCCTTGGGATTGGGTTTATCTCACGCCAAGAGAAATTCGATACCACAACGGCGATGGGCCGCGCTATGATCGGTATACTCGGTGTGTTCGCGCAATTTGAACGGGAATTGATTGCCGAACGTGTGCGGTTTGGGATGGAGCAGAAGGTTCGAGAAGGTAAACGTCCAGGAGGGAAAGTTCCTTTCGGATACGATAAAAATGAAAGACTCATCGAAGAAGAAGCGGAGCAGATCCGCATGGTACGCCGTTTGTATATGGGCGGGCTCAGTTATCAATCTGTTGCCGTTCGCATGACGCGGGATGGGCACAAGCGAAGAAAATACGATTGGACAGCCACCACAGTCATGCTTACGCTAGAGAATGCTTATTATGCCGGTATCATTCGTTACGGCACAAAAATGCCGAACGGGAAGTACGCATGGAGGAAGAAAGAAACGAGAGTCAAAGTGCTGGATGTTGAAGGCTCTCACGAACCCATCTGGACGGTTAATGAATACGAAGAACACATTGCACGCATGCGGCGCAGATCCGTGGGTGGAAACGGAAGCAAACATGATTATTGGTTTAATGGTGTTCTCCGCTGTGGAAGGTGTGGCGCTGCCATGTACGGAAAGCAGACAACAAGACGAACATTGAAAAGCGGCAAAGAAGTAACAAATTCGTATTATTGGTGCAGTCGCCGTAAAGACAACAAGAGCTGCAACATGCCGATGTTTCGAGAGTCCCATGTTACGCACTTAATTATGGAGCATATCGAAAAGATTCGCCTCGATCATATGGCCGTTGAAACCGAGAAAAAAAGTCTGAAGAAACAGGAGGACGAAAGAAAGCAGGAAGCGTCACGGTTAAAAAGAGAACTGGATAAAATCCGGGCGAGGATTAAGAAATGGCAGTACGCATTTGCGGAGGATTTGATTACGGATTCCGACCTGAAAAAGCGGATGAATGAGGAGAAAGATTTAGAAGCTCAAACGCTCAGTAAGCTGCACGCATTAGAAACATCCGAGGAGTCCGATATACTCGACCGTTTAGTGGGACTTACTGAACAATGGACAAGCCTAGACGATGCAGATAAAAACGAACTTATCACTACCGTCTTTGAGAAGATCACGCTCCACACGGATGAGGTTAATGTTAAGGGTGTGAAGAACGCCTTCTTTCCGGCATCCATTGAGGTTGAATATAAGTGA